AACGCTGAAGGACGTATACTTTATGTGAATCCAAATGATCTTGATTCAACCGATGGTATTGAAAATCAAGGAAATTCGTTAACAAAACCTTTTAAAACGATTCAAAGGGCACTGATAGAAGCCGCTAGATTTTCGTATATTAAAGGTGATGATAATGATTTTGTAGAAAGAACAACCATACTTTTATTTCCAGGCGAACACATAATTGATAATAGACCAGGTTTTGGAATTAAATCAGAAGCAGGACAAGCAAGAGCTGTTAGTCCTGGTGGAATTACTTCAGGTGCAATTAATACTTTAACTCTAACTTTAGATTCTAATTTCGATTTAACGCAGGAAAATAATATACTTTACAAATTTAACAGTGTACATGGTGGTGTTGTTATACCAAGAGGTACATCAATAGTTGGTCTTGACTTAAGAAAAACAAAAATAAGACCAAAGTATGTACCAAACCCTACAGATCCTGATGTAAAAAGTAGTGCAATTTTTAGAATTACAGGTGCATGTTATTTCTGGCAATTTACATTATTTGATGGAAATGAACTAGAAACAGTTTATACTGATCCTACTAATTTTTCATCTGCTAATAGATCTAAACCTATATTTTCTCATCATAAATTAACTTGTTTTGAATATGCTGACGGTATTACTAAACTACCACAATATAGTGATTTAACTGATTTAGACATTTACTATAGTAAATTATCAAATGCATATAATAAGGCATCTGCTAACCGTGAGATAACACAAAAATATCCATCAGCACCGAAAGGATTTGCACCACAAAGACCTGAATTTGAAATAGTTGGAGCGTTCGCAACTGACCCACTTAACATATCAAGTATTGAGTCAGGTGATGGAAGTGTTCCAGGTCAAGTTGTTACAGTTAAAACTGCTCTCCCTCATAATTTAACAGGTGGAACTCCAATTAAGATCCGAGGAGTAGAGGGTGCACCTGACTATAATATTTCAACTAAAGTCTCAACTATAATTAACGATACAACATTTACATATCTTTTACCTTTTGTAAGAGCAAATCTACCAGCAGGTTCCCGTGGTGGTTTACGTGTATCAAATGCACAAGTTCTGGTTGAAACTGACACAGTTTCAGGTGCATCACCATACATCTTTAATACTTCTATGCGTTCTGTTTATGGTATGCAAGGTATGCATGCTGATGGAAAGAAAGCAACTGGATTTAAATCTATGGTGGTTGCACAGTTCACTGCTGTGTCACTTCAAAAAGATGATAGGGCATTTGTAAAGTATGATAAAACTAATCGTAGATATAGTGGAATACAATTTTCCAAACAAACAGGAGAATTACTATCATCTAGATCGTCTTCAACAAATCCAGAAACAGTATATCATTTAGATCAGGAAGCGAATTATAGAAAAGGATTCCGTACAACTCATATCAAAGTAAGCAACGATGCAGTTGTGCAAATTGTATCAGTGTTTGCAATTGGTTTCCACAGTCATTTCAATATGATAAATGGTGCTGACGCATCGATTACAAACTCTAACTCAAACTTTGGTACTTTTGCACTTACTGCAGAGGGTTTCAAGAAAGAAGCATTTGAAAAAGATAACAAAGGTTTCATTACATCAATTATTACACCTCGCTCTGTTGTAAGCACCGAGAAGAAAATAGATTATTTACCAATAAATTCATCAGCAACAACTGCAGCTAAATTCGTAATACATGGTGAGCAAGATGTATCTACACCACCATCTCACATAGCACAGGGTTATCGAATTGGTGCGAGAGTAGATGATAAAATATATGTTGTTAATACTGGAAGCACTTATGAAGCTACCATCGTAATGTCAAATGGAGCAACTACTTCCACGACATTTACTTCAGAGAAGAAATTTATTGCAACTCATTCAAGTCCAACTGCAACTAAAAAATCAATATTTACAATTCAGTCTGGTCATCAATTACAAAATGGTGAATCAATTCGGATTATAGCTGATAGTGGAAACCTACCAGAAAATATTGATCCACATAAAGTATACTTTGCCATTACAAATGGTGGTAGTAATACTGGACTTACTGCGAACCAAATCAGAATCGCATCATCTGTATCAAATGCTGAAAATAATATCTTTATTAGAAGTGTTGCAGACGTAACTGATCAATTTAATATCATAAGTCGAGTTTCAGATAAGAAGGCAGGTGAACTAGGTCATCCAATTCAATATGATGGAGCAAATTGGTTCATTCATACAAGTACCACTGGTAATACGATACACGGTCAAAATTTAAGTGAATTTGATACAACTTATTTTGAAAGAAGGGAAGATAATCGTAGTTTAGATGAGAAGATTTACAAATTAAGATATGTAGTTCCTAAAGAATCAAAGAATGGAAAAGAACCAGGTGATGGATTTGTGTTACAGGATTCAAGTTCTACAAATGTCTCCTCAAATAATGATTTTACGTTAGGAGAAATCGAACCCAATGATGTTGAATTTAATCGTAATACAAGATTTATATCTGTTGCTAGTTTTAATAGTGGACTAGGAAAGATTTTTATAAGAACAGATAAACCACATAACATGAGTGTGGGTGAACAAGTTATTATAAAAAATGTTAAATGTTCTCTCAATTCAAGTGGAGTAGATGATAAGGCATATAATGGTACTTTTTTAGTTACAGATAGAATTAGTAGTAAAGAATTTCAAGTCTCAAATGTTGATGTCGATGGAGTCGGACACTCACCAGGTACATTTAATAACACAACAGGCACCAGAGATAATCAATTACCGAGAATTTCTAGAAATGACAACAAAGAGAACTTATTTGTATACCGATCAGAAGTAATTACTCCATATATTGAGAACATACAGGATGGTGTGTATCATTTATTTGTTCTAAATGCAAATAATAGGGCAATTGACCCATCTGAAGAGTTTTCAGAAGATAAGTATAATCAAAATATTGTTAACATGTATCCACAATATGATCGTGATAATGTTAATGATAACCCACCTGAAGCATCATCTTTTGCAAAGAATTTTCCTATTGGAGATGTTGTCACAAATGATTTAAAGAAGAGTATTACAAGGGAAACTACAAATAACTTTATAAGTGGTTTTGATGTCAGTAATACTGTTAAAACAATTATTGATTCGGGTACAACTGCTCGTTTAACCTTTGACAAAGAACATGACTTTCAGGCATTAAAATATATTTCACCAAGTAAATTGATTGGTGGAGCAAATCATGAACCAGCATCTGGTACAGCAACATATTATAATGTTAAATTACTAAACGATGCAAGTCCTGTAAGTAATACGAATTGGGATGGAGCAACAGCAAGTGTCACAGTCCAAAATGGATCTGTAATAGATGCAACAATTACAGAAGGTGGTTCAGGATATTTGGATGGAGAGACATTATACTTTGATGCCTCTGATGTATCAACAGGTGGTATCGGTGGTGGTTCAGCGAGTGCTAGAACAGAAACAGAAATTACTGGAATATCTACTGCTGATAGCAACTATGTTCAGGTTACAGGTATAACAACTGGAACTGATTCTTACCATAGAATATCAGGTGTTGATTCTGACAATGAAATTTCAATTCATAAACACTCAACTGATACTATTTTACTGGGTCAGCAAGTCATTGATATGGGACCTGTTGTTAATGTTGTTGGTAGTAATGCTGCTTTTTTAAATGGAGTCTCGACATTTAATACAACAGCAGCACACGGATTGCTTGTTGGTAATTCATTCAGAGTATTAGATAATACTGATGAAAATATTGGAGACTTTATTGTTAAAACAGTAGTTGACGTAAACACATTTACTGCAACAACTCCATCTTCATTATCATCGCCAACTTACATTCTAAAACATGGATTATCTGCAAATAATGCATCTTCAGGTGCAGGTGGCGAAAATATAGGTGTAAGGGGATTATCAATATATGACCATGAATTTTTAGAAAACACTCAACAAATTACTCCAGCAACCACTCTTATTCCAATACGATTAACAAATAATAGTGCAGTTGAAAAAAATATTATACAAAGATTCCCATTAGGTTCATATATACAGGTTAATGAAGAGATAATGCGTGTCTCTAAAGACAGTTTATCAAATAATTCTATTGAAGTTATTCGTGGTGTGTTAGGTAGTAGAGTTGGTACTCATCCACTAAATTCTCGTTTGAATAAAATTAAACCACTTCCAATAGAACTTAGAAGACCATCTATATTAAGAGCATCAGGTCATACTTTTGAATATGTTGGTTATGGACCAGGTAACTACTCAACTGCATTACCACAACTTCAAAATAGAACTCTCACTGAAAGAGAAGAATTCTTATCACAGGCACAAGAAACCTCTTGTGGTAATGTGGTTTACACAGGTATGAATGATAAGGGTGATTTCTATATTGGAAATACAAAGATTGCGTCTGCAAGTGGACAGCAAACAACATTTGATATTCCTGTACCAACAGTTACTGGTGAAGATCCAAATCGTTTGAGTGCTGTATTTGATGAAATAATAGTGAAAGAAAGACTTCTCGTAGAGGGTGGCTCTGCTAAAAATATTTTATCACAATTTGATGGTCCTGTTACATTTAATGGTGAGGTTAGAAATAATGATAAAGTAACGATTGAAGGTCTAACAAAGATTAAAAGCACTCAAGGTTCATCAACTACAAATACTGGTGCATTAGTTATAGATGGTGGACTGGGAGTCGCTGAAAATTTAAATGTTGGTAAAAATGTAACAGCTTCATTCGCTACTGGTGAAGGATTTTTTGGTAATGGTGCTGGTTTAACAAACACTGGTGCAACAATGAGCACCGCTACAACTGGAAGTGAGAGAGTTGTTCTAACGAATATTTTCTCTGGGACGATGACTGATGGTAAGACAGATCCACAATTAACATTTGATTTTGCCACCAATACACTTAATGCTACAAACTTTAATGGTAGTTTACAAGGTAATGTTTCTGGTAATGCTTCAAGTTCAACAACTTCTGCTAATTTAAGTGTCGGAGATGCTAATCGAGTTGTATTTAAGGATGCTTCAAATAATGCTGCAACATCCGCTAATCTAGCATTTGATGACACAAGCAAGACACTAACAGGTGTAAATTTTCTTGCTACTGAAGTTTTTAGAGCAGATAATAACAGTGGTAATAATGCATCATTAGGAAAAGATGGTGGAATTGAATTAGCAAGATCTGATTATTCAGTCAAGGCTGGTGGACCCTACATTGATTTCAAGAAATTAGAAAGTCATAATGGGAACGGAGTCGATATGGAGGCTCGTATTCAATATGATACTAATTCTGGTACCAACGAAGGTTCTCTTAGTTTCGCAGTTATTACTGATAAGAGTAATTTACCCAATCAATCAGCTGAAGCGGGACTGACCACTAGATTACGAGTAATGCCAGAAGATGGTACCACATATCCTGGTGGTGTTAAAATTACTGGTGATTTAGATGTTTCTGGAGATATCGTTGCTTTCTCATCATCTGATATTCGACTAAAAGAAAATATTTCTCCAATCGAAAATGCACTTAATATGATAAACTCTTTGAGTGGTAATACTTTTGATTGGAAAGTAGGACAATCAAATAAGGGAATGGATACTGGTATCCTAGCACAAGAGGTTGAGGCACTTGGATTACCTGGTATTACTCAAACTAGAGATAATGGTGTAAAAGCAGTTCGTTATGATAGATTAATTCCTGTTTTAATAGAAGCAATCAAAGAACTAACTGCTAAAGTTAACACACTTGAAAACAAATAAATAACTAAAAAATAATAACTGATGGCGAATATTAAAAAAAGTTTCAATTTTAGGAATGGAATACAGGTTGATGAAGATAATCTGTTAGTGACCCGCACTGGTTTGGTTGCAATAGGTAAAACTGTTCCTACTGAAGCACTTGATGTCATCGGTAATGTAGTTGTATCGGGTGTTACTAGTTCAGTATTTTCACAAACAGGTCTTCTAACTGTAACAACACTGAAACCAACAGAAATTATAGGTGCTGGTGTTAGTATTCAGAGTGGTATAATTACCAATCCATCGATGGATAATACTGGAATAGTTACTTATTATGGTGATGGACAATATTTACAAAATATACCAACGTCAGAGTGGAAGACGACAAATGCTGGTTTTAGTGCTTTAAGTATATACAACACTAAACTGGGCACAGTTGGAATTGCAACAACAAATCCTCAATCTACATTACAAGTTGGTAATAATCCCCTTGCTTCACAGGCGGGTGTATCTATTAGGTCGATTGGTAATATAACTGCATCTGGAACTATTATTGCCAATACTTTCTCTGGACCTTTAACTGGAAATGTTACTGGAAATGTTACTGGTAATGTCACTGGAAGTCTTACTGGTTCTGTGACTGGATCTGTTATCGGTAATGTTAATGGCAATGCGACCACTGCAACAACTTTAGAAAACCCAAGAACAATTGGTGGCGTATCTTTTAATGGATCATCTAATATAGATTTACCAGGCGTTAATATTGCGGGTAATCAAAATACGTCAGGAACCGCAACTAATTTATCAGGTTCTCCGAGCATCACCATAACTGGACTAGATGTCAGTGGAATTACAACTTTTGCTGGAAGAATCGTAGGTGCTGCGACAAGTAATGTAATCCCTTTCCTTTACAATAATTTTAGTGATTTACCATCTGCTGTAACATATCATGGTGCATTTGCTCATGTACACGCAACTGGTAAAGCATATTACGCTCATGCAGCAAATTGGTATGAATTAGTTAATAAAGAATTAAATGGCACAGTTGGTACAGGAGTTGAGACTTATAATATTGGTACTCTTGGTATAGGGGTCGCTAGTCCAGCGAATGATTTTCAATTAAGAAAAACAGGAGATACTGAATTACAAATAACAAGTGATACGGGGACAGCAGGTATTACACTGGGCCGTGAGTCAGGTACAAATAATACAAATAATGCAGAGATTAGATATGGTCAGGATACAGGAGCGAATTATAGTTCTGCACAGTCACTTGATATATTAAATTATGGCACAGGTAATTTTAATTATCATTTAAGTGCGAGTAACGCAAATGCAGTTGCTGGTGATTTTCACTGGCATAAAGGTCTTAATAATCAGAGATTAATGACTCTAACTGGTATAGGGGGGTCATTAGGTTTAGGTACAACTCTGCCATCGACAACATTAGATGTGATAGGGGATGGTTCTTTTAGTGCTGATTTACAAGTTGGAAATAATTTAACAATCGTTGGACAACTTACTGCTTCTAGTGTTAATAGCACCTTTACAGGTAACTTGACTGGAAACGTAGATGGAAATATAAATGCAACAGGTGTTTCAACTTTTAATAATCTTAATGTAACTGGCATAGCCACTATTCCTATATTTCACGCAAATTATCTTGATGCAACAAACGGTGGTGCTTCTGTTATTGATGGTGGAGTATTTGGTAAGATTCTTGGTATTGGAACTGCAACACCAGAATCAGTAGTAGACTTCTCTCAAGCTGGACAGCAGTTAACTGGTGCTTATGGTACTTCAAAGGTATTCATGATTCCACCAAAACTTGATAGTACTCAGAAAGGTAATTTGACACCAGTTAGTGGTGCTTTCATTTTTAATACTTCAGTAAACAAATTAGAATTTTATGACGGTAGTAATTGGACACCTCTTGAAGCAAATAGTGGTGGAGGTGAAGTTAACCAATTTGCTTTTTCTAATATTGCTGTAAGTGGTCAAACGCCTATAGCAGCAGACGCAAAACAAGATACTTTGACTTTGGTTGCAGGAACAAATATAACCATTACAACAGATCCTACAGGTGATGAAGTCACAATTAACTCCACTGGAGGTGGTGGTTCAGTAACCATAAACAATAATATAAATAATACTCTACTTACTGCCTCTGGTATTTCTAATACTATAAATGGTGAGTCAAACTTAACTTGGGATGGAACTAATTTAGGTGTAACTGGTACATTATCAATTCCACAAACTTCTGGTTCTCTTGAAGCTTTTGGAGATAATAATCGTGTAATTTTAGGAAATGATTTAAAAATATATTCAAGTTCTTCTGCCAATAGAATTGTAACCAATGAAAAACCATTATATATTGGTGTAGAAGTTGAAGATAGTGGTCCAGTAACTAGATCAACTCTTGGTTTAATTCAGGTTCATCCAGAGAATGATATTTATTATAACAATAATTCATATGTTAGAATTGGTTTTGGAACGGAAGGAGAAAAAATAAGAACTACTGGTTATGGTGTAAGTGTAACAGGAAAAATATATGCAACAGGTGATTTAGACATAGATGGACAAACAACATGTGGATCAGATATAACCATCCACGGAAATATTCGTCGAGGTAGTTCTGGTTATTCATTCATCGAACCTGGTACCAATCCAACATATTATGCTGGCACACCATCTAATAGTTATGGTGATCATATATTTAAATCATTTACTCCTGGTGGAGGTAACTATGAGGTATTTCGTATTGGTGCAAGTGGTGATATAGGAATACTTGGTGAAAACTATGGTACATCAGGTCAGGTATTAACATCTAATGGTGCTGGATCTGCAGCATCTTGGACAACAATATCTGGAGGTGGTAGTGGAACCACTATAAACAACAATGCAGACAATAGAGTTATAACTGGTTCAAATAGTGCTAATACTTTGGAAGCAGAATCAACACTCACTTATGATGGTTCACAATTAACCGCACCTTATTTTAAAGCTTCTAATGGTGCTTACTATGGTGCTATGTATGTGACGCTTTTCCATGCTGCTACCGAAACAAAGATTTATTCTGGAGGTAGTTCCTATAGTGATCATATCTTCGAGTCAATGCAAGGTAGTAATCCAACTAGGGAAAACTTCCGAATTGGTTCAAGTGGTCAAATAGGATTAGGGGGAGGTGGCACTCAAAACTATGGTACATCAGGTCAAGTATTAACCAGTAATGGTTCTGGATCTGCAGCATCTTGGCAAGCCGTTTCTAATCGTATTATTTCTTCATGGAGTGTTACAGCGAGTGGTAATAATTATCGTTTTACAGGACCTGGTAATTTAAACGGAACTCAAAATCATCCTAAACTATATCTCGTAAGAGGACAGAAGTATCAGTTTGATTTAAATGTTAGTGGACATCCATTCCGCATACGCATATCTGATCAAGGTACAGATTATACTGATGGAGTTACAACTGTTGGAGATACTCAGACAGGTGTAATAACATTTGATGTGCCGATGGATGCACCAGATGTTCTTTATTATCAGTGCAATCAACATCCAACTATGATTGGCACGATTGATATTGCATCACCTCCTAAACAAATTCAAGATTTGCAAGGAATTACAGGAACACTTGCTGATGATGCATATGCAGAACTAAATATTACAGGATATAAAGCATACTCATTATTTAAAATCGCAAGTAATCATGATGCTTTAGTAAGAGTTTATGTAGACGATGCATCAAGAGATGCTGATACTACAAGAAGTGAAGGACAAGATCCAAATCCAGGAATTGGTTTGATTGCTGAAGCAAGGACATCTGGAGGTACGGTTCTTGTTACACCTGGTGCTATGGGATTTAATAATGACAACCCAAGAACTAATACTATTTACTTGGGTGTTACCAATCGAAGTGGTAGTCCACAACAAATTCAAGTCACATTAACCGCAATTCAAATAGGAGGATAAAAAAAGATGGCAATTACAAAGACAGTCGTTGATGTTAACAATGGACAATATGGTGCTCCAGCAGGGGGAGATAACCCTTGGACAAAATCTGATGTGCTTGATGCGTTAGAGACTGCTTTTGCAACTGTTGCGATGAATGGTGGAGGACAAACTAATGGTGTTCCTGTTATGGTTCAGTCTCCAGTGAGTTTATCTCATTATCTTACTGAGTATGCTCTACGGGGAACTATTATTACAGATTTTGAAAAATGTGGTGGTGTTGGTCCTGCTACTATCACCAATAAAACTAGATACTTTAAAGTAAGCAATAGCAATGGTGGAACATCTGCATATCGAATGTTAGAGGAGTTTCAATTTTTTACTAATAATGTTAATACTACAACTAATGAAATAACAATTGTTAGACACGGATTATCAACTAATGATGAAGTTACTTATGCTGCTGGACAATCTACAGCAGATGGGAGAAAGATTCCAGAATTGACTCTTGGTGGACATTACTTTGTTATTAAAGTTGATGATGATAAAATTAAGTTGTCAGCTACCTCTGGTGGAAGTGAAATATCTATAACTGCTCCTACACAAAATGGATATTATCTTCAACATAAAGATAGTTCAGCATATGATAATTTTACAATCAACGTCCTAATGGGAGATCAACTTAATTTTGATAGCAGTGGTGCTTCTGGTGCAGGTGGTACATTTAATTTGATAAGAAATCATAATTCATATGATGCTAGTAAACTTATAATTGCTGAATCTTTTGTGCAATCAGCACCATCAGGAAATGGAACAGCAAGCACAAATTGGACAACTATGGGTTATCAGATAACTGAATCTGAACCACTTTATCCTGACAGAGGAATAGAAGAGACAGGAACAGATTTAGATGATTACAATACAGATTCATACGGAATAACCAAATACATATACGTTAATAGTGTAAATCCTAATATGAAAGGAGAAATTGTTGTTCTACCAAGTCTTATAAATCAAAACACTAGTCACCATAATGCGTACAGACCCTACTGGAAGTATACTGTTCCTGCTAGTGGTGGTAGGAGTGAATTAAAATTAAGAGTTTATAGAAATCTTACACCAGCAAATGCAACAGTAAGTGGAATTACTATTCATAGTATTGGATCTGGTTGGAGTGATAATGAGGTATTTACAATACCAGGACAAAATATAGGTGGTGTGGCAACAACAAACGATATTGTATTTGGTTCTGGTGAAGATGAAACTTCAACTGGTTTAAAAGATGCTAAACCCGCAATAAAGGTTACAAATCTTGGTGCTGGTGCTAATTTTTATCAAAAAAGTAATAATGGTAAGTTTGCTATTGCTAAAGTAATCCATGATGTCACCAAAACATATGGCACGACTTATTATGGTTTTGGAATGGGTGAGTCAAGTAATAATAAAATGGTTATAACCAGTGGTTCTGGATGGAGATTTATTAATCATAAAGGAATTCATAGCACCAGCACATCAAACACCACCACTGAATTTGGTAGATACAATGGATTGCAAGGATTAGATTATCAAAAAGATATCGACTATGTTAGTAGAGCTACTGATGATAGCAGCAAATACCGTGTATTGACCTATGCAAATAATAATACACCCACGAACTATAAACTTCAAATAAATGTTTACAGAGATAATGCTGACCCTGATTTTGCTGTATTTCAATTTGTGCAAACCATAGATAATAATTTTGTTCCATTTGCAACTTTTAGCATATCTAGAGGATCGCAACACGGTAGTGGTGTTTATGATTTAGATTATGTATTTCAAGATACTATCACAGAGTTCCTTACTCTTAATAGAGGTATTCAAATGAGATATGGTAACACTCAATATGACTGGTATAGTTATGGTGTAAAAGAACCAGTAAATGAATATGGAAAAGCAAGAGCAGCATCATATGGGTTTTCAAGAAATAGTAACGCACAAAGCAGTCAAACAAGTAGATATGATTTTACAACAGATTATGTTAGTAATATTGCCACTTATAACTATCATAATTATGATGAAGTGATAACGTATTATAGAGATGCTACATTTGACCAATATAATAACAAATCTGTAAATTCTTCTGCTAATTTTTATAAGCCTATAAAAGGTATTCCAGTCGTTAATAATCTCTTACCAGTACCTTATTATTTACCAGATGATTTTGCAATGTTACAAGTGGCAACGACTCCAGATCAAGTTTTCTTCAGAACAGGTGACACTGTAACTATCAGTGCAACTGAAGTTTATGAAATCATTCTTGCAGGATATGAACAGCAGCAAACTGGATTAAATGGTAATAATAATGGAACAACAATTGGTATGCTATTCTTAGCGAGGACAACATAATGGCAATTAAGAATATTGATATTAATGACACAACAGGCAGCATTTATTCTAATCATGGGACAGTGGGATCTGTTGTCAGTGGAACTGATTCAACAAAGAAGGCAGCACTATCAAGTGTTGCTTCAGCTACATTTTCCTCACTAACAAGAGCACAAAGTGGTTCTGGTTCACCTGTTAATTATAATATAACTGATTTTTCAACTCCCTCTGGTTCTCCACAATCACAAAGAGGTGAATTGAGAGGAAGAAGACCACATCGTGGATTACTATTTCCAAGAGGAGTGTACGGAAGATGACGATTGTTACTGCAGCACCAGGTGGTCCAAATCCACCACTATCATTTTCAGCTATCGAAGATGAATTTGGAAGCACTTCAACTAGAAGTTTAGGTAGTTATCGTTCAAGTGATTCAAATTTTTTAAATAAAGATATTGGATCATTATCTAATTTACCATTAGATAATCATATACCTACTGATGGTGAAATTAAATTTAGTGATTTTTATGGTAAAAAATTAAATATGGTAGTTGATTACTATAGTGGTGGCACAGAGATAAAACGAGATTTAGGTGCAACCACTATGAATGCTAGGAATCGATATAATAATCAACCTAGTAAAGTAACAGTTGTAGGTGGATTTAGAACAAGACCTGCTTTAAACGCATGGCAAGGTGGTAAAAGAGTAATTGTAAATGTAAATAAAAAAATTGGTGGTAATAATGATGGAAATATATCTGATGTTGCACTTAGAACTGGAGATTGGCCAGGTGGCACAGAACTACAAGTAGAAATTGGAACGAATGGAAAAATTTTGGGTGCTGGAGGAAACGGTGGTAATCCAAGCTTAAGGGTACATTCACCACCTACAGCAGGTTTTCCAGGTGGGAATGGTACTAGTGCTTTAGGTGTTGAATATCCAGCAGTAATTAACAATAATGGTGTATTAAGATGTGGATTTGGTGGTGGAGGTGGTGGAAGTGGTGGTGCTATTGATCCAAATTCCAGTCCTACTGACTATGGAAGAACAGGTTCTGGTGGTGGAGGAGGAGCAGGACTCCCTGAAGGTGTAGGTGGTTCAAAATCTGGAGAAAATTGGGGCACAGGTAGTTTTAATCCTGGTGGAGGTGAAACCTCAGTCACTGGGCGATCTTACAATGGAAAAGCGGGTGAAAATGGAACTGAAGACACAGGTGGAAGTGGTGGTGCTGTATTTCCTTATAATGCTGGTTCAGTTTTTGTACGAGGTGGAAAAGGTGGAAATGGTGGTGATGAGGTTGATCCCCCACAAAGTGGTGGCACAGCAGAACAATCTCACCCGACTAGTTCTTATGCATCTGCTGAACCTGGAGGAGCAGCAGGTAATAATGGTAAGTCTATATACTATACTAACTCTTCTGTTCAAGCTGGCAGCACACTTATTGGTAGTGAAAGTGGAGGTATTGGGGTTGGTGCTATCGACTGATCATACACATATTTAAATTATAATTATTAAATTATTATGCTTACTGATTTTATTTCAATTTATGAAAATGCTTTATCAACTGAATATTGTAAGAGTTGGATAGAACACATTGATAATTTAAGGGAAGATGGAATTTTAACAAGAGAAGAAGATAAACTTCATAATCGAGATCATGAGACTCTTAACTTTAGAAATCATGAATATGATCTACCATCATTTGATAAATTAGCAAGTTCTTTTCTACCTTCAATAAAAAATTGTGTTGATAATTATCTAGAAGATTATAGTGTTTTAGGAAGAGGAAATTTTTTATTATATGATGTAAAAGCAAAAAGAATACCAATAGGTGGTGGATTTCATATGTGGCATTATGAAAATGCTTCATTCAATGTTGCAACGAGAAGATTTGTAGTTCAAGCATATCTTAATACAATCGAGAATGGTGGTGAAACTGAGTTCTTATATCAAAATAAAAGAATAAATGCAGTTGAAGGAACAGTGGTGATTTGGCCAGCAGGGTTCACTCATGTCCATCGAGGTAATCCACCAATAGGACAGGACAAATATATTCTCACAACTTGGGGGATGTTGCAAGGTAACACCTGATGGTGTATAATAGTTTATAAACTAGATTAATTAATGAAATTATATAATGATGACATGTTTAATGTGTTTCCTAACATTGAACCACAAAGTATTGATTTATTATTAACAGATTTTCCATATGGAACATTAAATAAAAAACGTAATGAGTGGGATAAGATTATTGATTATGATAAATTTTGGCATTATGTTAGCATCATATGTAAACCTAATTGTGCTATTGTAAGTACAGCAGCACAACCATTTACATCTGTATTAATATCTACTAATTATAGTGACTTTAAGTATTGTTTAGTGTGGGAGAAATCAAAGTCAACTGGTTATCTTAATGCAAAAAAACAACCTATGAGGTCGCATGAGGATATAGTTGTATTCTATAAGAAACAACCAACATATAATCCACAGATGACGGTAGGTAAACCATACGATAAAGGAAAAGCAATTCGTGATGCAATTCAGTATGGAAAACAAACAAAAGCAGTTCACGTTAAAAATACTGAAGGTACAAGGTATCCAAGAAGTGTCCTATACTTTAAGACAGCAGAGGATGAGGGTAAATTACATCCAACACAAAAACCAATAGCATTATATGAATATTTGGTAAGAACTTTCTCAAATGAGGGAGATACAGTTCTTGACCCTTGTATGGGATCAGGAACTACTGGTAGTGCTTCTCTGAATACTAATAGAGACTTTATTGGCATTGAGAGGGATACAGATTACTATACCATAGCAGAAAAAAGATTACAGACAGTTGATGAAGTGACACAAGATAATCCCAATCCACTAACAGAATTGCTATACTAATAATATCTAAAGAACACTAATGATTAAACTTTATTTCTATTCAACTTTATCTTGGTATGAGAATAGAATAAAATTGAATAAAATTCCTTTCCTTAAAATTGGTCATTCAGAAACACAAACTGTATTAGACCGCATAGGACAACAAGATACGACTTCAAATCCAGAACCACTTATATGTATGGGAGAGTATGACGTTGACTTTAAGGATAAAGATTTTCACGAATGGTTAGAAAAGCAAGGATATAAAAGAAGTAGAGAAGATAAAGATAGAGAATTTTTTGATATAACAGTAGAGAAAGCAGAATATGAGTTGGAAAGATATAAAAAAGAAAAATCAAAGGAGGTATCAAAGACACTTAATGAATTAAAATTATATGAGCATCAAGTTAATTTTGTTAATAAAATACTTAATTCTTGGAAAGATTGGGATAGTTCCTTAGATTTTTTATTGTTTGCAAAGTGTAGGTCTGGTAAGTCTGTTATGGTCTTAAGTGCAATAGATAAATTAGATAATGTTAAGGTATCAGCAGTACTATCAAGATTTAATTCTCCTAAAAAATCTTGGATTAATGATTCTGAGAGTTTTAAAAATTTTGAAAATATTATTGCCATTGACACAAAAATAAACGGATGGGAAAAACAGTACAAGTTATGGTCTAAAACTGACAAGAAAATATTATTAGTCGGCACAATACAGGGATTTAAAAAGATAAAAAATTTACCAATAGATTTAGTTGTTTATGATGAAGCACACGTTGGATACAATGCAAGTGATTGGAAAAGGATTAATAAAAAACTAAATTGTCCAGTAATTTATGTAAGTGGCACAGCATACAAACTTCAAGATGATTTTGCAGACTCTATGAAATATGTTTACACATATTTTGAAGAGCAAAGAGATAAAAAATTAAGTAAGAGATTAGATGCACCCTCTGTTAAGGTTATGTATAGGAAATATGATACTACAGGTGGTAAAAAATACTTTGGACAACAACCTGACGCACTTCAAAATATATTTAATGTGGATGATGATGGTAATTTTATTGACCATAACGCAGTTTTAGATTTTGTTATTTCAGAATTTGGTAATCAAAGACACATACAACCTAATCAACGTCTTTTAAAAAATTCAACACACATATTTTTAACAATCAATTCTGTACCAGCTGCTCACGCTATTGAAGAAGTATTTTCATCGACAAGATTTTCTCCATTAGTTGTTACAGGAGATACAAAAGAAGACCAAAGTTCTATTGAAAAACATATTAAAGACAATCCTAGTGGCACAATTATAATAACAAAACTTGCAAATGTTCTTGGATTGACGGTTAAGGAGATAGACACAGTAGTAAACTTTAGTGAAGGTAAATCTGTTGAGGTATGGACACAAGTAATGTTTAGAGGTGGTAGTTCATCAAAAGATTGGACTTACATTGATTACTCTCCTGAGAGGTGTCTATGTTCAATAAGAGAATTATATTTCTCTGCTTGTGATAGAAACCCTGATATTGCTGATTATTACCTTACTGACTATTTTCCAATTATTGAGTGGATGGATGGAGAAAAAGAATTAGATGAAAATCTTGTTAGTAAAATATTATCAGATGACCCATCAAATGCTATTAAATTGATGGCAAATACACCTGTTGGTAATAAAAATATATTAGATGAGATTGACTTTTTAAATTTACATTTAAGACCATCTGTTTCTAACATTATAAAGGATGTTAATTTATTCACTAATGATTCTGAAGGTAAAAAAAATAAAATTAAGGATGGAGAAGCAAAAGAAATTGAAAATACAAAATCACATAAAGAAAAAACTGTGAAGGCAATCAAAGAGAGATTACCACTTGTGATATATCGTGAGATAAAAGACGGTAATAATTCTTGTAATGTTTTCTCATTATTAAA